TCAATGTAATTAATATTGTTGCACAAATAGCTTTTATGAATTCCTTCCTCGGCTCTGATTTCGCACTTTATGGAATTAATGTATTGTCTTTTAATCTCACGAAAGGTCCTTCAAACGACCCAGCCGCGCGTCTTTTCCCAACGAGAACCAAATGTGTGTACTACAAATACACTTCGTATTCCGGTGAGCTGAAATCCGTTGAAGGAATTTGTGTCTTATCACAGAATCCAATTAACGCAAAGATTTATTGTTTTCTATGGTTTTGGTTTCATGGAATGGCGATAATTGGTGCGATTGTGGTTGTTTATCGCATAACAGAAATTATATCTGCAAGCATCAGATTGAGGGCAATTCGATCGTCGAGTTGCACTGATCCGAACGATATTTACGTTGTTAACAGAAAACTCCAAGTAGGAGATTGGTTCCTGTTGAAAAATCTTAAGAGAAATATTAGCCCCGAGGTTTACGATGAGCTCATTATTCGCATCGCCAAACGTCTCCGCGGATCAGTTGCAAACGTTTAAAATCATTTGCCATGTCTTGTCAGCATTTGCCATGTCTTGTCAGCATTGGAATCCTGCATTTTATTTTACAACGCATGTATTAACAAAAGTATTTCTCTACTCATTTAACGATGTTTTTTTTTTTTCTTAATGTGTGTAATTAAGTTAATTATAGATGTAGAAATAAGAACATTTTCTTTGTTTTTACTAACGTCTAGTTATTCATGTGAAAGATGCATTAATTAGCAGATGCATTTGACAGCATTTGCCGTGTCTTGCCAGCATTGGAACCATGGATAACTACACAGTGCATGTATCAACAAATAGCTCTCTAGTTTCTTGAACGATATGTTTATTATTTTGTTGAATGCATATTATTTTAGTATAGATGTAGAAATAAGAACATTTTTTTTGTTTTCAGTATTGTCTTTACAGTTAATCATATGGAGGATGCATTTAAAATTATTCTTCATGTCTTGCTTGCATTTGTAACCTCGTATAATTTTTCGATGCATGTATCAACAAATAGCTCTCTAGTTTCTTGAACGATGTTTATTATTTTTTTGAACGTATGTTATTTCAGTGTAGATGTAGAAATTAAAACATTTTCTTTTGTTTTCACTAACGTCTTCATAGTTATTTATGTGGAAGATGCATTAGAATCGTGTTTAATATTTTAATAAATATGTTAAAAGTGTGGCCTATTTGTTTTTTTTTTTCAATAACCTTTTTCAGCAGCTCTAACTCGTAACCGTTGCTACGTAAAACTTGCCACTAGAACTGGTTACGCGGTACGTCTTAGCACGACATGCGTTTGCTTAGATGGACACACTTGAAGACTTGCTCACAACACGAAGCATCTAATCTTCATGCACTTCGATATGCACACATAACATCGCTGGTGCAATGGATAAACTGTGCTGTGCTGTAAGATTGTTTCAAGTCCAAATGAACAGCATCAAGTTAGGATGAAACTATTGTTTCCTCATGCTGCAGATAAGTACACGTAAGCTTCAGGATTCATCATGGAGCTTCAACTTACATTCGAATTTTCAAAAATTATAGATACAGAGTCAAGTGTTTTATTTTAGCAAGTGCGTAATTCAATTATTCAATGGCATAGTCCACTGAACGTTTGAATTTTTGTTTTCCAAGACAGGAACCCTGACTGCAGCTGTAAAACTGTGTCGCTCACGGGGTGGTTCGTGTTAGGGACTGAGAGTCTGCTCAACGCTTTTGTTCTACACTACGAACGGTCTGCTTGGCATATGAAGTAGTCGGGTTCGTGACACAAACCGTGTTGAGAGTCCATTGTTTTGTTTAACGTGGGTTAACGATGGATGATGATAGCATTCACGATGAAAAGTTGAGCGTTTTGTGTGTCAATGAATCATGGGGATAAACTAAATTAGTACGAGGCTCGAGGAACAGCTAATACGTGGGATAGTTACTGTGGCATACTACAGTCAGGAATGATTTGAAGTAGAAGGAGGGAGAAGAAAGAGACCCAACTCAATGTATGGGCACGCTCACAACTATTCAGGAGAACAAACCTACTTTTGAAATCTGTACGTGAGCACANTGTTAGTTTATCTGGCGTGTACCTGGGGCGGGGACAGTGAAAAGACGGTATATGCGAGCAGCAGATAACTCTCATGCTCCTATCCACATATTGGAGCTGACGGTAGACGCTGTTGACGCAGTTTGGTGTCGTGATAAAAGAAGGTACTCGCTAAGTCACGCTATCCAATGTATTCACAGGTCGTGCACCATTGGCGGATGAAACTTCACGTGCAATGATAACGATACAAACCTGTCGTAAGTCAAAATGCAGTTATTGTCGCTTAGTTGCGGTGTAACAACTGCCAAACCTGTAAATTGTTGCTAAGAAGCGACGTGCGGTTCTTCTAGAGGTGACACTACGAGAGGCTATCATGCGAGTGATGCTCGGTTCAAATCGACGGATCACCACTTGCTCAACATGAAGCTTTTCACTTCTTTACGAGACATTGCTATCCGTCAACGGGGTATAACGTACTATCGCCGTCCTATGCTTTTCGACGACTCATCTCGTACGGCACGAACTTTGTGGCTAGGTTCACTCGACTCTGTGCTGGATGCTCGTTGACAATCTTCTCTGAGCTTCTGGCCGTTTCGTCGAACGTCGTCTAAGCTCAACTCAATTTCATTCAACGTAGTTGTTGACATGGGATAAACTGAAGTTCAACTCGCAACTTCAACAGCCAACTCTCCCAAAACTTTTCGTCCCGTTTCGTCGAACATCGTCAAAAACCTTAATTCTGTATCTACATGTAGCGAAACTTATTCTTATCTTAGCGAAAAAATGGAATTACATATCGATAAAGATGTCTGTGGTGATACAAAAACGTTGGTGCATGCATCGTGCTAATCATACGCACTAACTAGTCGCCGTAGCGCATTATCAACCAAGCGTCCAACCCGTAGCAACTGTTGACGTAGCAACAAATTTGACTCCTAGCAGATGGACGCGCTACAGTCACGCTCTTGCTTTAAAACCGTTGACATGCTGCTGATGCTGTAACTCGAGCACACTAACGTTTGCCGAGGATGTAAGAAGCCGAGAGAGCATAAAAAGTACGAGTACTCATACAAAATGACACCAGCTTAATGTAACGTATTTACCATCTAGAATGAAAAACTTAATTCTCTATCTACATGTAGAAACAGTTACACAAGCGAAAACCATCGATGATTCACTTTACATGGTCGACCACATTTCCTACGTGCAATGTATGTAGGCACGATAAATCGTGTGGCGGGGTTGAGGCGATCGAACGAGAATGCAACGAAATAAGTTTTCATAAGCAACTGTTGTGATGTCACTTAAAACGAAATACTATAATCATGGAATCTCATGGTTTGCATGGGATGAGGTTCTTCTGAAACATTCCATACTAAACTAGACTTAGACTGTAAACTAGTAAAGAGACAAGGTGTGATGATTGGTCAAGCACACACAATGATCGTCGGATCTTTCACTGAGTCGATGATGATTGGCTGCTGATGACTAGCATCTGTGGTTGCCCACAGGTTCCATGAGATGGAGCTTAAATTTGCGTGGTCTCAGCACTGTCCTGACGTTTGTAGTCACTCTTAAGTTTACGGGGTCATATCCAAATTGAACAACACTTTGTTGATCATCTATTTCGATAATATAGCAGTAAATAAGAAGCTTCTAGAGGTTCAGCGCCATAGGAAAGTTCCACAAGAAAACTCGCGTCCTAATCAAACAAAGGATGAAACAAAGGAGAAAACAAAGGAGGAAACAAAGGAGGAGATACCATTTGTCATCATCCGTGGTTCGACGGTCGCCCACACCGGAATTCCCGACATCTAGCGCGGAGAACATAAACTACTTGTAAGCCGGTGTGAACGCGGGACATCGATATACGACGCTGTCATCGTGCGTGACAAATGCTACATGTACTTATCGCGTTTTTGTACGAACTGAAGATCTAAGGATATTTGTGTGTGTGCCAGACGGTGTTGCAATAAAAATGCAGTATGCAGGCTCAATACTTCTTTTATTCATTTATTCAACATAATGCATTCGATTTACCTAACCCAGTCCGTGTTTCTCCGAAAGAGGGTTTTGAAAAATAAGATAACTTTTAAACGACCCGGTCAAAACCTTTACATTAGCGTATGTATGAGAGCGCTGCAGTACTCGCCATAGTTATTTTTGTTTCCAACCATACCTGCTTATTTAAATGATTGGTAACGTTTAGTTAGTTTTGGAGACGTATCATTCACGTTTCGAGCTCGAACGCATCAACCTGATCGCGTTATAGTATAGAATATGCTATGACACAATACTCGGTGTGGTTCACGACACACATGCTCCACAACTCAACGTTGGCACTGTGCCAGTTTAACGTTCGGGCGCCGAAAAAATTTTACTAACTAAATGAGCAGCCAATTATCATTGCGGAATCTAAGTGTGTATACGTATACGTGTGTGTGTGCGTGTGTGACTCGTGTATTGGCTACGGCACCGCATCACTCGTATATAGAAATACAATAATATTCCCTTACTCGAAATAAGAGTTGATGACTCGAAATTACGGTGACGTAATTTTTCTTCAGCGGTTAACCGCATTCAAGTGCTTTTTTCAGTTAGTGCCCGAGCGTGTACGATGCTGAGTTTTTCGTATAAACGTTTTGTTGTCGTTGTTGCAACGTTGTATGAACGACTATATAAATGAAATTTTTTGGTTCTAAGAAATAGCTCCGTGCCTCGCAATGACAAACAAGCAAGCATCAAGCTGCTTGCCACAAATTTTGTCAACGGTTTACTTATGACAATAACCAAACTACCAAACTTTATGGTTGCTGTCAAACATGTAATCACCGCATGGCAATGACAAACAAGCAGGAAGCTGCTTACCACAAATTTTGTCAACAGTTAACTCATGATAATAACTAATCTATCAAACTTTGCGGTTGCTGTCAAACATGTAATCACCGTGGCAATGTCAAACAAGCAAGAGTAGCTGCTCACCACAAATTCTGGCAACGGTTAACTGATGTTCATAACCAAATTACCAAACTTTGGTTGCTGTCAAACATGTAATCACCGCATGGCAATGACAAACAAGCAGGAAGCTGCTTACCACAAATTCTGGCAACAGTTAACTGATGTTCATAACCAAACTACCAAACTTTGGTTGCTGCGAAACATGTATAACCACCATCGCACTTTGACAATTATATTGCACATGCATTTAGAAACTAGATTGATCCTTGTTCAAAATAAATCCGGTCAATGAAGAAAAACACCGGTAATTCTTCATTCAAAATAAACCGTGATTATATACGTGAGTTCATCGCACTCGTGAGTGAGCGAGGCAAACTTATATAGCAATGGCGTTGTATGAACGAGCCGAGATTTTCGTTTTCCAGGAGAGCGAAAGTAGGTAAATAAAAAGTCAAATCTAAGTTGTGAAGTCAGAAACCTCCCGTGCGCTTTTTCAAAGCCATGGTCGCAGGTTCAAACGTAACCGATAAAAATAGGATGTCCTTCATACGCACGTTTCATCGTGGACGTTTTTGCTTTCATTACAATTACATTGTTATATTCAATAAACGGTATTTCCGAAATAGTATTTTCTTGTTATTTTGATTATATAACATATATATTACTATAATATATATTTATTGTTTGAAAGCACGCCAAAGTTTTATCGTTTGAAAGACCCAATGTGTGCGTCAACTTTCAGATTTTTCTCGCGAACACTTCGAGCCCCACAAACTTAGTACGTTTCTTTCATGTACATCTTAATTGTGTTTTCTCGATTGACCCTTACTTAAAATAAATCCGTAAACAATTCCGAAACCTTGGTAATTTTTAAGTTTAAATAAGCCGTGAATAAGCGAGTGAATCAGAGCACTCGTGAGGGAGCGAAACAAACTTATATAGCACTCGCGTTGTATGAACGCGCGGATAGTCTTGGCTGCCACTATTTTCTACGAGGCGCCGAGCACCGAGCAGCCTACCCGACTCCTGCGACTCCCGTTCCCAAGCCCGCACACATCAGTGGCTAGCGCGTCAAGGCCAAATCAATTGTACGCGGTCGCGAACTATCTTCGCTTTCATTACTAATTAGATTGTTGTATTCAATAAACTAGGTAAGTAGGTATGGAGTTTTACATGCATACCCTTTTCGGGTTTTTACATGGGGTGGTACTTTCCGCTCTTTGCAATTCCCTTACTTTTTCCACAATTGTTTTTCCATATTACCACCTGGACCTACATTTTTACATGGATTCCGAACCACAGAGAGAACAGTTTTATTTAGACACTTGGATAAAATCCATTGGTGTCGGCTGGTATCGAAACCCGGGCTCACCGGTTGTGAGTCGGGCGCGTTACCACTATGCCACTGCCTCTCCCGTATTCAATAAACTATATTCCCGGAATAGTATTTTCTTATTCTTTTGATTTTATGATGTATATACATTTACTGTTTGAAAGCACGTCAACATTTTCTCGCATGAAAGACCCATCGTACGTACAGTTTGAGAATTGTAATACTCATATGAATCTGAAATAAAGTTACAACTTTGTGCAGCTACGAATCAGATAATAAGATGGAATGAAAAAAAAAGAAATCCTATTTGAAAAGATCTGAAAACTTCTGTCGAGAGCCTGCCAACATGCACGATGTATGTGTCTAGCTTGAGATTTTTCTCGTCAACTCTTTGACGTTTGTTCCATGCATACCTTGATTGCGTTTCTGGTTCCAATCACAAAAATCGAAATATTAGCCTCGCATAGCAATCGCAAGCAGTAATAAGACTGTGCAAATGACGAGTTGACAGCAGCATACAGTTACAATGCTCATATTGCGCTCCTAAAAGTTGTACCGCACGAGGAATGCACTGACTCGAGAATCCCGCGGGGAGAGGTAGAGTCGGCGGAGGGGGCGTGCCGTTTGGCCTATATAAGCGAATGGTTTCGATATCTGATAACAGTTCAAACGCTCGTTGCAATCATGTTGCACGTAATTAAAAATCCTTTGAGTGATTTTCTCAAAATTCATTCGGTTCAAATCGACAGTTATGTGTTCCGCCTTCATTATAAAGTCACTCTGGCCATCCTTTCGGCGTTTAGTATCCTGGTCGCCCCCGGAACCTTTTTTGGCGAGCCAGTTGACTGCTGGTTCCACGACTTCACCTACAAAGCATTCAATACCTGGTGCTACGTCCACTCGACTTTCTCGGTGGTTAGAGCTGCGGACCACGATACTCGGGACGATGCAGACCCAAAACATCCGTATGCAGTATTCTTGACACGCACGGAAAAAGATGAAGTAAGGTTCGTCGACTACTATCGTTGGGTGTGCTTATCTTTGACTATCCAAGCCATCTGCTGTTACATACCTCATCACATATGGAAAATTCTGGAAGGCGGCAAGATGAAGGCTCTGACGGTTGGACTTGATTCTCTCATTGTAAGTAAAGACTGCATCAAGAATGTCCAATTATTGGTCGAGTATCTTCAGAAAACATTACATTCTCACGATCATTATTTCTATAAACAATTTTTATGTGAATCCC